AACTACATTAAGATCACCGTTTACAGTAACTGAACCTGTACCATTACCAAGAACCATTGCTGAGATTTCAGTCAATCGGTCAAATAGGTTTCCTGCGTTTACATCTTCATCGGTAAATACTGCGTTTGCTGGTACATCAGTTAATACTTGAGAGTCATCTACTTTGTTATTCAACTGAGAAGCGAGACCTGCTACATTGCTAATGCTGATAGTACCTACACTAATTGTACCACTTGAATCTGTGATAGTCGAACCATCAGCCGTTAAACCAACACGGATAAAGTCTCCGTCTGAGTTACTTACTTTTACTGCACCTGCTGCGGTGTCGTAAACAATTTGACCTTCAACCCCACCGGTAGGACCAGATACAGTCTGCAATACTGCATTCTGCAACTCGTTTTTCCCAAGGTCTAAGTCAACCAAATATTTAATACTTGCCATTTTTATTTTCTATTTATTAATTAAGATATGCTTTACCTTTGAAAGCGGATTTAAAGCGTACAATAAGTACGTTATCGTCTAAGTATTCAACTTCACCCATAACAGTTCTATTCATAGAGTCTACAACTGTTACTGATGGTTTTTTACCTAAGCCATGTTCTATTAGCCATTCTGGTTCAGATACATTTTGATCATGAGAGTATCCTATTAGTCCCACACCTCGTACTCGCACATCGGTAGTAGAAACAGTAATAGGCAACGCATTGCCATTACCATCGCTGAGTTGAACATCTCCTGTTACCTCGTTACTATCAATAGTCTTGATCAGACCTTTGTAGGTATCCTTCGGTTTATTTCCTGTTAGTGTTGCCATTATATTTCTTCCTCCCAAGTATCGTTAATAGTCTCCCAATCCATTGCAATTAGTTGCCAATATCTATTGTCAAATTCATATTTATCACCTATGAAATTGTTAGCGTGTATAGATATGCCTAATGCTAATATCATCCCAAGTACGCTAATACAACTCCCTGGTAACAAGAAACCTCCGTAAACTTCCCAAACACTTGCATTCCTGTAGGCAAAACTTGTCCTGTAAGGCTATCACCCACAATAGATTCAGCGTTGATATTTGCTTCCTGTAAACAAACGATCACTCGGTAAGTTTCTCCGCCAGGTGTAGTTTCTCCTGCTGCAATTCTACGAAAACCGAAGTCTCCCATAGAAGATTGGTAGTAGTTTCTGTCTTTAGTTATGTTGTTTTCCATCTATAATTCCCATTTAACATTAATGGTTTCCCATTGCATATTTATAAGTTCCCAATTCACACTCCATCCTGATGATTGCTCAATTAATACATCAGAGTACAATGAAGACAGACCAATTAGGTAGTCAACCATCCCCTTATCGTATTGTATAGCATCAGCATTGTATGCTTCAATATCCGGGAATACATAATCAACAAAGCCCTTGTCGTATTGCTTTGCTGTGCTATAATAACCTATTTTAATAGGTGCGTACATTATGGCAATTGGATTATTCCTGGATCTTCAACAGACAAAGAAGCGATCCAACTATCTGTTTTTAAGGTAACGTCAACATAAGAAAGTTGACTCCTAGCAGATCCGCTTGTTCCGGAAAAATCCATGGTTAAACCATCCATCCAACCACTTATTGTAGCAGTACCATTATTGTGGTATAGTATAGCAACAATATCTTGTCTCCTTGACATATAGTCGATCTTATTGATCTTACCATCTAGTCGAGGTAAACGTATAAGTATTTCGGTGGTAACAACTCCTAGCCCATTTGACGTAGTTTTTGCCTCAGTAAATGAGGTTGTACCATCCTTAGCGTTGTGTTCAAAAGAAACCGAGTTAGTTAATTCAGCATGATCTACGATAGTTTCGTCTGAAGGATTTAGATGTATAATCATATCTTTTTGCAAACCTAGCACAACACGATTAATTCCTCCTGCTGAAGATCTAGTGCAATTCAAATCTATGTCCTCTAAGAAAATACTGCAATTAAAACTCATACGCTATAATAAAAAAGGGGAAGGGATCACTCCCTCCCCCTTGTATTAATTTACAAGAATTGCTTACGCAATTACTTTGCTCCATTCGCCAGACTCGATGCTGTAAGAAAGGCTATCCTCTTCACCTGTTAAAGTGATTTGGTAGCGGTTCTTCTCAGAACGACCTGTTCCAGAGTTTCCGTCAACAGTTGAAGCGTACAAGCCGTATTCCCAACCAACTAAGTGGTAAGTACCAGCAGCAGTTTCAACGAAAGCAACCAACTCAGCACCTGGCTTAGCCAAGTTGTCTAGAGCATCGCGGTGATCAGTTGACATTTTAGGAACCTCAATAGAAATTGTAGGTACAGAGTTTACAACGCCATCAGCAGAAACAGTTTTAACTTCAGAGAAAACAGAGAATCCGTCTTTCAAGTTAAACTGAACTCCGATAACATCGCCATCAGAAACGAGACCGTCAGTAGTAGGAGTTACCGTTACTACATTACTAGCAACAGCAACGATGCTAGCAAGGTCCGCTTTATTGCCGAGGTAAACGCTCTTTAGACCACCGATTCCAAGGTCATCACAAGAGAAAGTTACGTCAGCGAGAGTGATATTACAAGCCATTTGTTTTTAGTTTTTTAGGGTTAGTAGTTGAAGGGAGGCCGGAGCCTCCCTTGATCAACTATTGATTATGCTTGAGCGTAAACGATTTCCTCGCCTTTCAAGTAAGAGAAGCCCAATTTGAACTGTCCCCAGATCTTGTCGCTTGACAACTCAGCCTCGTACTTCATATCGATAGCGCGAACGTCATTGTAGTCATCAGTCAACATTACCAAGTTTTGTGGAGCAGATACAAAGAATTGATCAGCACCTAGGCTTGGGAAGTGAACAACTTCCATACCGAAGTATGCAGGAATGTTACCCTCTACGATACCTTGAGGAGTAGTAGTGTACTTCTCAGCGATAGCGATTTGGTAGTGTTGCATAGCAACTGTTCCCATGAAGAAAGCAGGTTTGAAATCACGATCAGCATCGCCGTAAACAGCAGCCAACATAACCTCGCTCATTGCAGCGTATGCTTTTTCCATTTCGTCTAAGATGTTACCAGAAGTCAAAGCACCACCACCGATCAAAGTATCGATAACAGCAGCATCGTTGCCCATCTCAAGAGTCAATTCAGTAGCAGCCAATTCAAGAGCCTTCTGAGAAGACAATTTTGCGAAGTAGTCAAATACCCAATCTTTGAACTCAGCGTCCATAGTTTCTGGGTTGTGCTGACCTTTCTTCAACAACAAGCCACGGTAAGAATCTTCTAGAGCATTCTTACAGTTTAGGAAAGACCACTTGTGGTCAGAAACAGTCATTTCTTTTTCACCGATAGATGCAGTAGATTGTGGATCCCACGCACAAATATCAGTACCGAAAGTTAGAGCAGCGTCAAAGATAGGCACATTAACCTTTGCTTTAACACCATCGATCAAGCGGAAACGGTTTAGAACCGCAGCACTCTTAACCATTGAGTCGATGAACAAATCACGACTACGATCGCCGTAAGGCAAGTTTGAAATATTAACAGACATTTTTTATCTAGTTTTAGTAAGTTCGTTTAACTTAATTTACAATTATTATTTACGACCAAAGAAGTTGTTGATCATAGACACCTTTTCTGGAGTAATAGCGTTAAAGACAACTGTCTTATCTTCTACAACTTCCTCAGTCTCTTCAGCCTTTTGTTCAGCAGCAAACTGCTCCTCAACTTCTTGCTCAGAAACTTCCTCTTCAGTAGCCTCGTAAACCTCTTCTTCTTTTTTGGCTTCAACTTCAACAGCCTCTTCTCCTACAGGAGCGATGCTTTTTTCTTCAGCCATTTCTTCTTCATCTTTGTGTTCAGCCATCTCTTTTTCTTCTTCAGCAGGAGCCTCTTCAGCCTCTACTTCTTCTTGAGATGCGCCCATACTCTCGATGTGCTTCTGAATCATTTCGATAGCGCCTTTTAGATCTTCGACACCAGCGAACTTTTCTTCAAAAGAGGACATAACCTCTAGAAGAGTATTGTTCTCTTCTTGCAGGTCTTCAATTTGCTTCTGAAACTTAGCAGTCAAAGCCTCAAACTGAGCCTCCATCTTACCAAGTTCTTTAGCGAAAGTAAATTCACTCATTTGTTCTTTATTTACAGGTTTAATATCAGCCTCAATTTCAATAGAGAAGCCATTAACCTCTCCGTTCTTGATAGCATTAAATAATTCGTCAGACTCAATCTTAGTCTTTACGAATACGGTTCCGTTTGGAAGATCGTAACCATAGTCCTTAGACTTATCGTTATCTGATTCTTTCATCCAAACCTCAAGCATAACCACATCCTGAGTATCGTACTCATGGTGTATGCCAAATTCGTTAAACAAGCCTTTCTTAGAATAGTTATACATAATATCACGGATAGCATCTTCCGTGAATCGTACATAGTAGTAACCTCTGTCTGGGCTAAAGCGTAGGATTTCTTTATTAGGGATCATGATTGGTCCAACTACCTCGCGCTTCTCATCGTTAGTAAACATTTCAACTACTTCAGTTTTGTTGAAGTAAATGAAGTTCTCTTCTATAGCAGGCTTGTCAACTAGAGAAATTTTATACATACCTTTCTCAAAGTCTTCAAGTGTAATATCGTATAAAGGTAAATCCTTATTCATTATTTCTTTGCTCTTTTATGCCACTTAGGTAGCAGGTCGTTATCTTGAACGTATTTTACATTTGATGGTTTACCATTCTTAACAAGGTACATAAATGCGTTTAATCTAGCAAGTCCCCATTGTACTGCCGATCTAACTTTGGGTGAGTGAGATGTATTGTATGCACCCATACCACGAAGTACAACGCGCTTTGCAGCGCCAAGACCAACTTTTTTATCCGGATACTTTTCATTATAACTGTCTACCTTGCTTTCTATTTGCTTTATAACTTTAGCAGATAGTTTGCCACCTTTGCCAACTCCTTTCGGATTCTTGTTAGGAGTATCGCTTTTAGGCGCTTTGGGAGATTTTTTAATCGATCCATCCTTGCCTTGCGTAGCGTACTCATCCTTGACTTTGCGGTTGCCCCAAGGGAGATTAGCCACATCTGTGCTTGCTTTGACAGTTCCTTTTCGGATACTCTCTGCTTTTTTAATTGCCCAATTAACACCGCTTGTTCCTCCCCAACCAAGCCAAGCAACGTAGCCTCGGTCTTTCCAAGGAGTGTCCTTATACTTAGGATCAATTTTAGCATTTTTGCGATGACGATTGAACCCTGCCATCTTAGCAATAGTTTCATAACTTAATTTTTGTTTATTGGCTAACTGCCTTGCCCTCGCCCAGCCAACAGGAGTCATCCCCTTTACTTCATCTCCATACTTCTTCTTCCACTCAAGAACTTTCTTGGCGTTATTAGATGCAGATGATGGATAGTCGTTGTAAGTAGCCATATAAATAATTTACAATATAATCGCTTCAATGTCTGCGTAAATTCCAGAATCGTACATGGATCCTTTTACAGACTTAACTATCAAGTTGTTGTTCTCTATGAGGTTTGTATCAATCAAAGAATAGTTGTCTTTAATATTGAAAGCGTAGTCCTTAGACAGCAATGCCTTGAAAGAAACTTTAGGCTTTGAAAGAAAAACTATATTGTCATTGCCTGTACAGAAATCGTATAGATCTGTTGTATCCCCTACATTATCAAAGTGATTCAGGCTAATTGTGCCTGGCTTAGAAGAAACTAACCTACCACCAAAAACGTGTGTACTGTATGTATGGTATAAAATTCCTGAATAATCTCCCCTTACAGAAAACTTACCTCGTCTTATATTTGTAGTAAATTGAGGCACGTCCATGTATGCAATAACAATACCTATATCTTTATTGTTTGTGAATTGATTTTCTGTAAAACCTAATTCATATTCATCTATTGACGAGTTCAAATCATTGAATACAAAATCGCCACATAGAGATCTATTGTAGACTCTGCTGGATAGATCGAACTTAATATCCTCATTTCCGTATTCATTGACGACTAAACTTCCTGAGCCAAGTTCATCAAAGAATAAACCGGTAGGAGTAGCGTACTCAATCTTTCTTAGAGATTGTCTGTTTATATCTACACTTATCTCTTCAGCATCATCTGTTATACCTGTAACATCTATGGTTTGATTTTGAGATCTAATATCTGGAAGCCTATCTATAATTACGGAATCAGTATTCTGATCGTAAACAACAGATAAATTAAATCTCTTGATGATTTCCTTTACAATGTCATAAGGGAGTGTATCTATATTGTCTCTAAAAGAAGCGTATAGATTTATTATATCGTCATCAAAGTATGGTGCGCTATTATCTGTTTCCTCAAACGCAATAAACAACTCACCTGTAGACGATACTCTTTCTCTGTATATAGCCTTTGTTATCTGGAAGTCCTTAAAGTTAGCAGTAGCGGTGTTATCATAAATAACATACCCTGTGTTCGCAGGATCTGGTTTATAGTCAACAGCGTGTTCTATATTCAAAGATCCACTTACCATTTGAAATTCAATGCTGTAAGAATACATTGATCCGGCATCAAATGTAACTTCCTTATCTTCCCAATAAAAACTTCCTATAGTGCTAGAATCAAACTCTAATACCGTCTGGTGATCGTAGTCTTGTATCTGTGTAAAACCTCCCTGATATGCACCTGCGAAAAGAACATTATCTATAGTATCTCTTACCGTTGCGTCAGAAGCATTCAACTCCTTAATTTCATTCGTGGTTCCGTCCATCATATAGAACGACTCCCACTTAGCGCCATCTTTCCATACAACAGCCTTTACTCTAAACACAGCACTAGAAGATGATGCGTTAATGCCTACAACTTTTGCAAAGTTAGTAGTAGTTAAAGACACCATTGGTATGTCTAATGCTATCCAATGGCTAGATGTTAGTGTTCTTGCAGATCCTGTTGGAGACGCATTAAAACTCATGTGAGGAGCAAAGAACGCTTTGTCTATATCCGTATATGTATTAGGAACGGTAGATCTTCTTATGTATCCAAACTTGCCATCAATCTCATTATTTGAAGACGC